ATCCTCTTCATTGATGAGGCCCAAGATTTATCTGCTTTACAATGGCAAATGGTCAAAACCTTATGGGAACGATCTAATGACACTTATATTGCGGGAGATGATGATCAGGCTATATACACCTGGGCCGGAGCTGATGTGGGTACTTTCCTCGCGCTCAGGGACGAGGTTGACAGTATCCGCGTTTTAGATCAATCATATCGTATACCTGGTGGAGAAATACATCAGTTAGCTATGGAAATTAATTCTAGAATTAAAGATAGATATGAAAAAGTATATAAGCCAAGAGATGAAAGGGGTTCTTTAACCAGGTATCTTGATGTAGAACAGGTAAATTTATCTAAAGGTGAATGGTTAGTGCTGGCTTCAGCCGCTTATATGTTAGAAGAAACTAAAGAACATTTAGAAAGTAATGGTTGGTATTATCAGCATAGAGGTCGTAGTTCCGTACCACTAGATTTACTTCAAGCTATTGAAAATTGGGAATTATGGCGTAAAAATAGGACAATGAGTGTAGAGAATATAATTAAAATATACTCTTACTTAGGCGACAATGTTGCTAAGGGATATAGAAAAGGTAAAACTCTTAGCATCGAGCAAAACTGGTATACTATTGATGAAATGCACACACACGGTCTACTAGTTAAGTCTGATTGGTGGGACGCTTTTCAAGGCTTAGATAATTATAGAATAGATTATATTCGTAGGATGAGAGCTAATGGTGAAAAGTTATCTAAAATACCTAGAATTAAATTATCAACAATACATGCTGCAAAAGGTGGAGAAGCAAATAAAGTTTTATTATTTCCTGATATTAGTAGGGCAGCTGTTTTAGCTAATGATAAAGATCCTGATGGATTACATAGATTATTTTATGTAGCAGTAACTAGAGCGAAGAAAGAATTACATATAATGGAGCCAAGAAATTATGAAAGAGCATATCTATTATGATAAATAAAGAAAAGAAAGCTGCCTACAATAAGGCATACAATAAAATTTGGTACCAAAAAAATAGAGAACGGAAAGCTGCGACAGGTAAAATTTGGCACCAAGAAAATAAGGAAAAAGTATCTGCGAGAAATAAAATTTACCAACAAGAAAATAAAGAAAAAATAGCTGCACGAGAGAAAGTTTATTACCAAGAAAATAAAGAAAAAATATGTGCGAGAAATAAAGTTTACCGCCAAGAAAATAAAGAAAAAATAGCTGCGACAAAGAAAGTTTACCAACAAGAAAGATTAAAAAATGATCCTGATTTTAAAATGAGTCAGAATATTAGACGTCGTCTTAGATTTGCATTAAAAGGCAATTCTAAAGCTGCACCAACTATGGAAATCATAGGGTGCACTATTGAAGAACTTTGGTTGCATTTAGAAAGTAAGTTTGAACCAGGAATGACTAGAGAAAATAATGGTAAATTTGGATGGCATATTGATCACAAGAAACCTTGTTGTGCTTTTGATCTTTCAGATCTAGAACAACAAAAAATTTGTTTTCATTACAGTAATTTACAGCCTTTATGGGCAAAAGATAATTTAGAAAAAGGAGGAAAGTATAATGAAGAATAAATTTGGCATACCCGGATTCACTAAAGAAGGTTATTTTAAAAAACTAGTAGAGGAAGGTGTCGTTAGAGACGACGTAACCTTAGGTGACTTAAAAAAATTTGATGCAGTGGATTATCCAGCACACTACAACCAAGGTGGAGTACAATGTATCGATGCTATTGCTTCTATGCAAGGCGACGGTTTTAAATATTATCTACAAGGTAGTGCGGTTAAATATATTTGGCGGCACGAACATAAAGGCAAACCTATTGAGGATCTAGATAAAGCTATTTGGTTCTTGAATAAACTGAAAGACACATATGAAAAAATTTAAACCTTTACAAAAACCACTTTTTACACCACCGGTGGACTGGGATGTGCCTAGTGATTGGCCTGATTTATCTGCACATAAAGAAATAGCAATCGATCTCGAGACCTGCGATCCTAATTTAAAAACTATGGGTTCGGGTTCAGTCAGGGATGATGGTTTTGTTGTAGGTTTTGCTATAGCTGTTGAAGGTTGGGCTGGGTATTATCCAATAGCTCATGAAGGAGGCAACAATTTAGATAAGCGTATGGTGCTAGAGTATGTACAGGGAATTTTAAACTTACCTGCTGATAAAATATTTCACAATGCGATGTATGATGTATCTTGGTTAAGGTCTATGGATTTTAATATTAATGGTCGTATTATAGATACGATGATTGCTGCATCCCTCGTTGATGAAAACCGATGGGGTTTTACTTTAGATGGTTTATCTAAACAATATGTCGGGTTAGGTAAAAATGAAGCTTTATTAAAAGAAGCAGCTGCTGCATATCAAATTGATCCAAAAGCTGAGATGTGGCGCTTACCAAGTTTATATGTAGGTGAATATGCTGAACAAGATGCTAAAGCAACTTTATACTTATGGCAGTCAATGAAAAAAGAATTAACTGATCAGGATTTATGGGCTGTATTTAATATGGAGTTAGATCTATTTCCTTGTTTGGTTGATATGAAATTTAAAGGTGTGAGAGTTGATCTTGAAAAAGCCGCTAAAACTAGAGTGTCCCTTGAAGCTACTGAAAAACAAATTAGAAAAGAAATGATAGACTTAGTTAATTTTGATATGGAGATTTGGTCCGCAGCAAGTATTGCTAAAGGTTTTGATAAACTTAACATACCTTACGATCAAACTGAAAAAGGTAAGCCTTCTTTTACTAAAGGGTTTTTATCTAACAGTCCACATCCATTAGCACAGATGGTAGTTAATTGTCGTGAGATTAATAAGCTTAATACTACCTTTATAGAAACACTACTTAAGCATAGTCACAAAGGTAGAATCCATAGTGACATAAATCAGATCCGGTCGGACGATGGGGGGACTGTAACCGGTCGTTTTAGTTATAGTAACCCCAACCTACAACAGATCCCAGCACGACATAAACTACTGGGTCCTTTAATTAGGCGTTTATTTATACCGGAAGAAGGTTGCCAGTGGGGTTGTTTTGATTACTCACAGCAAGAGCCTCGTATATTAGTTCACTATGCACAATTACAACGTATGGAAGGTGCACAATCTATTGTGGATCAATATAAAAAAGGTGAAGCTGATTTTCATCAGATGATCGCGGACATGGCTGGCATTGAACGTAAACAAGCCAAAACAATTAATCTTGGTATTATGTATGGCATGGGTAAAAATAAACTTATGGCGCAACTTGGGTTACAGGTGGAACAGGCTGAAGAATTATTAAAAAGATACCACCAGAATGCACCGTTTGTTAAAATGATGACTGATGCCGTGACTCGTCGTGCTGAAAGTAGTGGTAAGATTAGAACTGTTGGTGGTAGATTATCACACTTTGATATGTGGGAGCCACATGGATATGGGATTAAGAAACCATTAAATCATACACAAGCACTCGCGGAACACGGACCGGGGATTAAAAGAGCTTTTACTTATAAAGCTTTAAACAAATTAATTCAAGGTAGTGCCGCTGATATGACTAAGAAAGCTATGGTAGATTTATATAAAGAAGGCATAGTAGGTCACATTCAAGTACATGATGAACTGGATATTTCAGTTGAATCACCAGAGCAAGCTAAAAAAATTATAGAAATAATGGAGAGCTCTGTCACTTTAGAAGTACCTAACAAAGTAGATTACGAGGTAGGCACCTCATGGGGAGATATTGCTTAATAAATACCAAGGTTAATCTAAAGGAAACAGGATGCCAATTGAGAAAGGAAAAAGGTTATGAATAAACCTATTAAAACAATTGACATCCCTTGAAGGTGAGAAGATATATTTACTATATTTTAAAATAAGCTCTTGTCAAATGAAATAAATATATTATATAATATTATATAATAACGTAACAAAGAAAGAAGTAATATGAAGCAAGAGTTTACATCAATATCATTAACTAAAGAAACCCAAGAAAAACTGCGAAAAATGGCTAAGAAAAAGTTTGAAGTACCAGTTAGTATACAGTTTCTTTTAGCTTATTTTGTAGATAAGGAAAATGGAAAAGTTAATTAAAACAATTTGCCCCCGCTGTGATGGTAACGGCTATATTCGGATAATTCCGGTAGTTGCGACCGTGGGGGACACAGGCACTGAAGCTGATTGTCCAATGTGTGAAGAAATAATTACGCACATGGGTCAACGCATTACTACTCATAATGGTTATGTAATGTTGCCAATAGAAGACACTAGAAAAAACATAGAAGGTGGTCGAGAATCAAAAACAAAATGGTCAGGGGAAACCTTGCCGGAAGTGGGGAAAGAGTAATGCCTTTAGATCCTGAGGAGGAATACGGATGGTAATAGCAATTAAACGCATCAACAATTGTAGGGACGCACTTACAACAGCAACTTGTTCGCGGATGAGAAAAATGTGGAAACGTAATTACGAAATTTTATTAAGAAATTATTGGAGGGATACAAGTGAAAGAATTCTTACTGCCGCTGGCGAAGTACATTAATTTTGTACTAATGTTGATAACTCTATACTTTTGTATAACAGTTATGGTTGTAAATTTTAGATATATTGATAGACTGAATAATACTATAGATACGATGTGGCACGAAATTGAACAGGTGAAAGATACGAATATTAAACTGTGGCAATTTATCGAGGAACACGAAAATGATTTTAAATAAGGAAGATACGATAGTGAGAGCA